GGAAGGTGCGAATAAGCAGGTCATTTCTTCCCAAGCTGACTCGCTGATTAAAATTTCGCGGATCTGGGCCGATTTTTTTCCCGCAAACACATCGAATCAGCCTATTTAGGCTATTTTTTCCACCATTTCTGGCGTTATTTCCGGTTTTTACTGAGATCTCTCCCACTGACGTATCATTTGGTCCACCCGAAACAGGTTGGCCAGGGTGAATAACATCGCCAGTTGGTTATCGTTTTTCAGCAGCCCTTTGTATCTGGCTTTCACGAAGCCGAACTGCCGCTTGATGATGCGAAACGGGTGCTCCACCCTGGCACGGATGCTGGCTTTCATGTATTCGATGTTGATGGCCGTTTTGTTCTTGCGCGGATGCTGCTTCAAGGTTTTTACCTTGCCGGGACGCTCGGCGATCAGCCAGTCCACATCCACCTCGGCCAGCTCCTCGCGCTGTGGCGCTCCTTGGTAGCCGGCATCGGCTGAGACAAATTGCTCCTCTCCATGAAGCAGATTACCCAGCTGATTGAGGTCATGCTCGTTGGCCGCGGTGGTGACTAGGCTGTGGGTCAGGCCACTCTTGGCATCGACACCAATGTGGGCCTTCATGCCAAAGTGCCACTGATTGCCTTTCTTGGTCTGATGCATCTCCGGATCGCGTTGCTGCTCTTTGTTCTTGGTAGAGCTGGGTGCCTCAATGATGGTGGCATCCACCAAAGTGCCTTGGGTCATCATGACGCCTGCTTCGGCCAGCCAGCGATTGATGGTCTTGAACAATTGACGGGCCAGTTGATGCTGCTCGAGCAGGTGGCGGAAATTCATGATGGTGGTGCGATCCGGCAGGGCGCTATCCAGGGATAATCGGGCAAACAGGCGCATGGAGGCGATTTCGTACAGGGCATCTTCCATGGCACCGTCGCTCAGGTTGTACCAATGCTGCATGCAGTGAATACGCAGCATGGTCTCCAGCGGATAGGGCCGTCGGCCATTGCCCGCCTTGGGATAAAACGGCTCGATGACTTCCACCATGTTTTGCCATGGCAGAATCTGCTCCATGCGGGAGAGGAAAATCTCTTTTCGGGTCTGACGGCGCTTAGTGCTGAATTCACTATCGGCGAAGGTGAGTTGATGGCTCATGATGTCCCTCTGGGATGCGCTCCGGATGAATATGATGATCTCATATCAGGAACTTGTTCGCACCTTCCCTAAGTCTACGTCACCTGGTAAAAGATAAAGATTGTTTGGCATTTTTGGATTTACAGAATGAGCCTTAACAAAATATGAAGACTCATTCCCCAGGCGTGCAAGTGGAGAGTTGCTAAAGCGCTCTTTAATGTAACCAGCTATAGTAGTATTTCTATCACGGAGGTTGTTAAGATTTTCTTCTCCAACTCCATTGCCGCCCAAAATAATCTCAGAAACATTTGATTGAGGGCAGGCATCTATAACGACTACATCTTCATCCGAATGCGCTATTGCATACTCGACAGCAAGATTATAGGTCAAAAACGTTTTCCCAACGCCGCCTTTATTGTTCCAGATCAAATATTTCTTATTTGTATCTACCATATCGTTCGCAACTTCCGCCAGTTCCGACTTCATAATTTAATCCTAAGTTTACCGTGTGTAATGAAAAAAGCGACCAGAAAATTATCCGGTCATCATAGACTTACAAAAAGATATTAATAATCATTGCGTTGGAGATGATTCATTCCCTCAATACATCAAATCAACCTTCTGCACTGATTTATTCAAAGTCATTCCGCTCCTCCCTTCGCTTGAAGAATACCTTCTCCAACCTGAGCGCTATCCCAACTAGTCCGATAATCAGCAAAGTAATGAGTATTGGGATAATCAGATCAGACATGCTTCCTCTGCGTGCTAAGGCTTTACCCATGCTTCCTGTACGTCTGCGGCATGCTGCCTATCACCTTGCCGAACACGAACACCCGATTCATCTCGTCTTTCTCGATCGGGTCCCATGCTGCATAGCTCTTGTTGTCTGAGATAACCAGCAGCTTGTCCTTCATCTTCTGAAGGCGCTTCACGTGAGCAGTGTCGTCGTACAGGAACGCATATATCCCGTCGCCGTCAAAGCTCTTAACGCTGATGTCCACGAACAGCAGATCGCCAGGCTCGATCGTCCCAGACATGCTGTCTCCGCGGACGTTAATGATACGGATGCTCTCAGCCTTGCGTCCATCGAACATGTGGCGCGCTTCCGCCGGTGCATATTCTACGGAGCGGAGGATCTCCACGAACTCCTGGTTCACGATGCCCGGACCGGCACTAACCATAAGGTCCAGCACATCAATCCTGAATGCATCAGTATCCTGACTTTTAACCTGGGCAGCACGAGGAAGCTGGCCATCATCGCGCATCGGTCCATTGCCGGTTGATAACCATTCAGACCTGACGCCTAAAGCATTAGCTATCTCGACAATTTTTGTTGATCCCCTGGCGTTTCCGCTTACAAGGCGCCAAATGGTCGGCTGAGCAATACCTGAGGCCTTAGCAAGCGCCCCCTGGGACATTCCAGCCAAATTCATGGCTTCGTTTAGACGATCTGCAAGAGTTTCTTTTTTCATAATTTCAAATTTATACGCTTGCGTATTACTGGTCAAAACACGTTTTGCTATTGCTAAAGCCAATACGCATTGCTATTATCACTTTGCACCAATACTTATAGGAATTGGAACATGACGAACAAAACCATCCAGAAGGCAATTGATATCGCTGGAAGTCAGAAAAAATTGGCCGATCTGTGTGGCGTAGCACAGCCGACAGTTTGGCGCTGGCTGCATGGCGGCGGAATAGATGCCCGCTATGTGATGAAAATCGTGTCTGCGACTAACGGCAAGATTAAGGCGGCAGAGATCCGGCCTGACCTTGCACAGTTGCTAAGTGCGCATTCACCGGCCGCCTAACCAGCGGCCATTCCAAACAACACCAGAGGAAGTATCGCAAATGGAGAGTTCAACGACACGCAACAAAGTGGAGGCTCGCAGGATAGAAAGCTGGTTACACAGCCAGATAGCTGAACTGGGAACCACGAATATCGCCAAAGTGGCCGGAGTGAATAAGTCGACGGTGAGTCGCTGGCGGGAAAGCCTGCTGCCGAACATGTCGCTACTGCTGGCCATCCTGATTTCTAACAGGCCGGGAGAGAAAGGTGATTTTGAAGCATGAGTGGGAACAGAAAGGCGAAAGCCGCGGTGGTAGGACACCAACGGCTTTCTACGCGAATTAACTGGATCAATTCACAGGAGTAATTATGGCAAATACTGCCGAAGTAATCAATTTCCCTGTGCCTGTCGTGGCACTACAGGAGCTGCGCGTGGCAGATCTCGACGATGGGTTTACGCGCATCGCCAATGAGCTCCTTGAAGCTGTCATGCATGCGGGTTTGTCGCAGCATCAGCTTTTGGTGTTCATGGCTGTCATGCGCAAAACATACGGCTTCAACAAGAAATCTGACTGGGTTAGTAACGAGCAGATCTCCGTGCTGACCGGCATTCTTCCGCATAAGTGTTCAGCTGCAAAAAGCGCTCTGGTTAAGCGTGGGATATTAACCCAAACCGGTCGCGTAATCGGGATTAATAAAGCGGTCAGCGAATGGTCATCTTTACCCATAAAAGGTACAGAAAAGAAACCTTACCTGAAAAAGGTAACATTACCCGAATCAGGTAAGAAAAGTTTACCCGAATCAGGTAACGCCTATTACCCGAATCAGGTAAACACAAAAGACAAACATACAAAAGACAATAAAGACAATATTAATAACCCCCCTAAATCCCCCCGGGCGGTTTCGTTCGATGCGTCAGCTGTTCAGTTGCCTGACTGGCTTTCTGCAGAAATCTGGTCGTCATGGGTGGCATACCGTCGCGACCTGAAAAAGCCGATCAAGTCTCAGCAGACCGTCACCCAGGCTATCAACCTGCTGGACCGTTGCCGGCTGAACGGTTACTCCCCTGACGAAATTATTAACCAGAGCATCGCTAATGGCTGGCAGGGACTTTTTGAGCCGAAAGTTGCCAAGGCGCAGCGCCGGCAGGAGTCCCGCGTCACTGAGCGGTTCGCTGACAAAGACTACGGCAAAACCGAAATTCCGAACTGGATGAGGGATCAGCAATGAACCTGGACGAAAGAATCACCCTGGTCGAAAAACAGCTGCAGGAGCTGTCACAGCCAGCGCTGGACATCCCAAACACCGAAGTCATTAAGCAGTTAGTGGTCTGCGAAAAGCACGGCGACTATGAGCAACGCCAGCGCGTATCAACTGGCCTTGTCCGTCTGCCAGGTGCGCCGACAAGCTGCCCGGGATGCCTGAAAGATGAGCTCGTTTTCCTGCGAAACGAGAAGGCCAAAACGGATGACAGAACTCGCACTGCGAATGTTGAACGCCTGATGCTGGAGCTCAAGGTCCCGGCCCGGTTTGAAGCCTGCACGCTGGATAACTACCTGCCGGTGAGCGAAGACGCGGAGTTTGCGCTGAAAGTCTGCCGAGCGTATGCCACCCGCTGGCCAGATCGACGGAAGAACGGCGGCGGCCTGGTTATGTGCGGCAAACCCGGCACGGGAAAAAACCACCTGGCTTATGCAATTGCGAAAAGCGTTATCGCAGAACACCAGAGCCCGGTTGTGTTCACCACCGCGCTGAAAATCGCCCGGGAGTTTAAATCCACCTGGTCAAAGACGGCGACCCGCTCCGAGGAAGACGTGATCCGCTTCTTCACCAAGCCGGACCTGCTGATTATCGACGAGGTAGGCATTCAGTTCGGCAGCAAAGCCGAGGAGATGATCATGTTTGAAATCATCAACACCCGCTACGAGCGCCTGAAACCGACGATCCTGATCAGCAACCTGCCGAAGGATGAGCTGACGCAGTTTATCGGCGAGCGCGTCATCGACCGCATGAACGACGGCGGAGGCTGCACGATTTCGTTTACCTGGGACAGCTATCGGGAGAACCGGTCATGAAAAAGAACTCTGGCAAACAAGCCGTTATTAACTTCATCGGCCAGCACCCTGGCTGCAGCTTTCAGGATATCCGCCGCGGTACCGGGCTTGACTCTTCAGTGGTCAATTCCTCCCTGTGGCAGATGCACCGTGACGGCCAGGTTAAGCGTGAGGGAGAGTGCAGGAGCTATCGCTACACCCTGATCGACACGACAGCCGTAACCGAAAGCGATCCATCTGTTCAGTATCGCCAGCGTCCTGGAGGCGTAAACCCAATGACCAACCTGTTTAACCAGTGCCTGGCGGGAGTAAGGAAATGAACATCTCAACAATTAACGAGCTCATCACCTGCTCGGCGAACGGGTGCGGAACGTGATGGCGGATACTGACAACGAGCATGATTTAACTGTCGACTTCGCTCGTAATATCCTCCTGCAAATCGGCTGTAAACCTGTGCAGATTGTTAAGCGAGTTTATTCAGAAGCTGAGTTTGAACGCCGTCGTCAGTCACTGATGAAGCGCTTGCCAAAGAAACAGACAATTCGAATGGGTGCATATCGTGGCGTAATCATGTCATCACTGGCCAGGCCAGAAACAAAATTTGGACAGGCCTGGCTTTGAACAGCTGAGCGCACCGGAGTACAAGGTGCGCCTGATGGACAGCCGGAAAATTCTTTAGGATAAAGAAGAGATCAAAGAGACGTTGGGTCGGTCGCCGAACAACGCTGATGCTTATGTGCTGACCTATGCTTACCCGATGATGAAGAAACAGTTCAACACGACGGGGCTGCAGCAGGGGCGCGTCATAACTGTTTACGCCCCTTACTTTTAGTGAGAATTTCTAAATTTCTGCTCGTGATCTAGCCCTTTGCTTACTAGTTCCTTTATATCGCTTTTTAACATGAAATACCCTTCATTGCTCCTACCTCTGGTAGGGTCATCAGATTCAACATAACTAAAAATCTGAGTGGTTTTTTCTTCTAATTCCTTAAATATTTTTCTGTAATTTTCGCACTCAACTTTATACATATCAAGCATTACCATGTTGCTGAAGTAAAATGCATATTTTTGATTTGTTTCATCAAGTTTGCTATTAATCAGAGATTCCTTTGTGGTTAAAAGGTTTTCTAATTCTATATTTCTATTTATTATTCGCTCAATTCTCTGGACGCTTTCCCTTTCTGGTGCGACTTTTTCTTGGAGTAAGGTTATTTCTTCAACAACTCCTTTTCTTCTCTTTTCTTGCTCGCTTAAAATCGTTTCCATACTTTGCTTCTGCTTTTCAAGTTGAGCGACTTCAGTTTTTAGCGTGGCATGCTGGGTTTGCAATTCTTTAATGTTATATTTTGACTCTGCTGCTCTTTCTGCTGTTGAGAATTTTGTCTCCTCTGTTTTCGATCTTTCAACTGCTCTGAGCCCCTCATTTTTTTCAAACTCTGTAATTATAGCACCCTGAAGCTGGAGTCTCTTAACCTCCTTTTCAGAATCTACTTTCTCAATGCGGAAAGAAATACCCTTATGAATTAGTGTAAGAACCCAAGAGAAAACAGGGTAGCTAAGGGTGAAAAATATTGAGAAAAATAAAGGAAACCATAAGCTATGTGTGTGGGGTATGCTAAAAGACGTAAATGGTATAAGGGTATTGTCAGGGATTGATTTTTTTATAAATTCTATTTTCTTTAAAACATCATCATCCGAAAGTAGCATGTAAGCAATTTTATTCCAGTTCCAGTAAACCCAGGATATAATCAAACTTCCAAAAAATGGATTTTTTGCCCTATATACAAAAGCCTCTTGGACTGGTGTAATTATTGCATCTTTAACTGATGAAACAACATCCTTCAACGATTCGCTCATTATGTGTAACCAGATTGGTAATTGTTGTTAACCAATAATAACCAACTGTAGTTGTTAGGAATAGTCCAAACGAGCAAAAAAATGCTCGGACGAGCCTGGAGAAACAGGGATGATGGAAAGTGCCGCCCTTGGCTGGGTGTCACAGATTTTACAGCATAAAGTCATCGCAATGGCGTCCTGCTGTAAAAGGGCGATGGTCAGAAAGGGAACAACTGCCACCGCCAAACATGCACTGGAACGACCGGGAGAAGAGCATCAAGTTACCCCGCGCATCCGATCCGCGCTATCTGGAAATGGCAGAGCAGAACGCCAAGAAATAGCGATTTTCTCGTATATGCTCATTTTGCTTTTATCCCCGGGAAGGGCGATAATTAATTTGTCAGCCTGAGCAACTGACACGATTATCTGGCGCCAAGTGGGGACACATGGCGCACAAAACCGTACAGCAATTCCTATCACCGATGGCGAAAGCCACCGGCGATTTTCTGTATTCAGCGTTTGACCTCTGCGGAGGTGAAGCGTGAAGCAACAATTCTGCCTTATCAACGACCACGTTAAGCGTAACGTCGTCAACTTCATCCAGTCTCTGCCTGTAGACCACCGATCGCCGCTGATTATCGAGGCGCGCGAAGAAAGCCGCACCGACAAACAGAATCGTCTCATGTGGCCACTTTTGAAAGACCTGAGCGATCAGGTGATCTGGCACGGTGAAAAGCTGGAGCCAGCGGAGTGGAAAGACCTCATTACCGTACTGGTCAGCCAGATGCAAAACCCGGAGCGTAAGCAGAAATCCGCCCCTGGCATCAACGGCGGCCTCGTCTACTTCGGCGTTCGCACCTCTCAATCCAGCAAGCGCTACATGGTCGAGGTAATCGAGGCGATCTACTGGTTCGGCACCGAGCACAATGTGAAGTTTAGCGAGAAGTCCAGCAGTCGGATTGCGTGGGCCCAGGAATGGAGGGCTTCGCATGCACAGTCTGCTCGCTAAGGTCATGGAGCGCGGTATTTTCCGCGTGCCAGCGCGCCGCAAGCGCAAGGTAGAAGTAAAGCCTTCCGATATCCCCACCTTTCACTATACGGCTCACCTGGCAGATGTCCGCTGGTTGCGCCGCGCTGCCAGAAGGAAAATCGCATGAGCCTTTACCGAAGCATTAATGGAGCTATCTGGCGCAACATCTGGGTTGTTGGCGATCTGCATGGTTGCCATACGCTGCTGATGAACGAGCTGGAAAGGGTCAGTTTTGACCCATTGTGTGACCTACTGATCTCGGTAGGTGACCTTATCGATCGCGGTGCGGAAAACGTCGAATGCCTTGAGCTAATCGCAATGCCCTGGTTTATGGCTGTAAGAGGGAACCATGAGCAGATGATGCTCGACGGACTATCCTCTTCCGGAAACGTGTATCACTGGCTCGCTAACGGTGGCGGATGGTTCTTTAACCTTGACTACGACAAAGAACGCCTGGCTATCGCGTTGGCCCATTTAGTTGCAGGTTTGCCACTCATCATCGAGGTAATGACCGAGGGTAAGAGGGTGGTGGTCTGCCATGCTGATTACCCTCATAACGAATATGCGTATGACAAGCCCGTCGATGCAGAACAGGTGATCTGGAATCGTGAGAGAGTGAGCGCGGCTCAGGATGGGATAGTGAATGAAATATCCGGTGCCGACCTGTTTATTTTTGGGCACACCCCGGCACATCAGCCAATCCAGTACGCCAATCAGATGTATATCGATACCGGGGCTGTATTCTGCGGCCGTCTGACCTTGGTGCAGATCCAGGGTGGTGATCATGCGTAAACCAGCACGTCGTAAATGCGCCCACTGCCGCGAATGGTTCCATCCTGCCCGGGAAGGGCAGGTGGTATGCAGTTTTGAATGCGCCAGCGAGATCGGCAAAAAACAGACAGCAAAAGCCCGGGAAGCAGCGAAGGCCAGAGCGGTGAAGCGCCAGCGCGAATTCGAGAAGGAGGGGCGCCAACGTCGCCGAGCTAAGCGTGAGTCATTCAAGACAAAGGCTCAATGGGATAAAGAGGCTCAGTCAGCCTTTAACCGGTACATTCGCATTCGTGATGAAGGTAAGCCCTGCGTCAGCTGCGGAAACCCGCTTATCGGCAAGAGCAACTACCTGACCGGCAGCGCTATTGATGCCAGTCATTACCGTTCCCGTGGCGCGGCGTCGCACCTGAAATTCAACGTGTTCAATGTCCATTCCGCATGCACCCGCTGCAATCGGCAGTTGAGCGGCAACGCCGTTGAATACCGCATTCACCTGATTGAACGCATTGGCCTGGATCGCGTTGAGCGCCTTGAGGCTGATAACGAGCTGCGCCGGTTCGATATTCCATACCTGCAGCGTATCAAATCCATATTCACCCGCAGAGCCCGCGCACTGGAGAAGCGCCGCGCCCGCCATCAGGAGGCCGCATGAGCCGTGACGTTATCGAACGCATCCGCGAACGCTGGCAAAAACTTCGCCTCTGCCGGCACCGCGGCACCGTACTGGTTGACTACCGCATACTGAGAAACTTTGTCCGCATCTATCAGACCCTGGGAGAGACAGCATGATTAATACCCAATACCTCCAGTATGTTCGCCAGCAGCTGATAGTGGCCACCGCCGATCTGAGCGGTGCGACGAAAGGGCAACTGGTGGCCTTTGCAGAGAACGCGCAATTTACCGCTACGGCGCGCAGCCGTGGCCGGAAGAAAGTTTATAGCGAGGCAAAGCAAAAAATGGTTAACCCGGATGGCCCGCCGATGAGTGGCAGCCAGTCACGCGCTAAGGGTTCATCGATCGCTCTCGTTCTGCCTGTTGAGTATTCGACGGCCAGCTGGCGCCGGGCTCTGCTGTCGCTGGAAGAGCATCAGAAAGCGTGGCTGCTGTGGAATTACAGCGACAATATCCGCTGGGAGCACCAGGAGACGATCACCCGGTGGGCATGGGAGCAATTCAGCAAGAAGCTGGCCGGCGTACGCATTGCGAAGAAGACTGTCGATCGCCTTCGTCAACTTATCTGGCTGGCCGCGCAGGATGTCAAAGCCGAGCTGGCAGGGCGGGAGACGTATGAATACCAGTCGCTGGCGGAGCTGGTTGGTGTAGCAAAGTCCACATGGACAGAAACCTACCTCCCTCATTGGCTGGCGCTGCGCAGCAGTTTTGTGAAGCTTGATAGCGACGCTCTCATATCGGTAACGCGATCACGTTCACAACAAAAGGCGACAAATTTAGATGTAAGTCTTGCAAAACCGAACTGAAAGGCATATATTTCATGTAAATCTGATATCGTCGCCATAGCTTCGATTGTCGACACACAAAGAATTCAAGCCCGAGGTTAACGCCTTGGGCTTTTTGCTTTCCGGCGACACGACAGGGGTATTCGCGAGATGCATTGCATCAGTACCCCTGTCACATCGTCGTAGAGCAT